GGTAGTGGTAATGGATCAATCAAAACTGCTATAGAGTCAGACAGAACATTAGGTGGCCTTGTTGATACACTTAGAGTTATTAGTGCTGAAAGTGGTACTTATAATTCTGGAGATCAGTCTTTCTTATCATATCGCTACAACCTCACAATTTGGGGATAAGGAGAAAAACAATGGAATACATCGTTACCTCAGACTCTAAGGTCTGTGGCAAAACAAAAGGTGAGAAACTCACTGAAACTGATATACTTAGCAAAGGAAGTACTGTTAAGTTTCTTCTTGAAACTGGGCATATCACAGAATCAGCAAAAGCACCAAAAGCAGTAAAAGAAGAAGAAGTACAGCAGGTTGTGGAGACACTCCCTGTTTTTAATCTAGATAACGAACAAGGAGAAAACCAACCATGGCAAGAATAGTATTAACAAATGTTGAGGTTACAATTGGAGCAGTAGATCTTTCAAATCATATTGCGTCAGTAACACTTGGCAGCACATATGATGTAGTTGAGACCACTGCCTTCGCAGGCGGAAATGTTCCTGCTGCAGCAAAGACACGCCAAGCAGGACTTGTTGACAACTCAGTAACATTTGAGTTCCACCAGGACTTCGCAGCAGCATCAGTAGAAACAACAATTTATCCACTATTGGGTACAGTTGTTGCATGTACAGTAAAGCCAATAGATGCTGCAATAGCAGCAGATAATCCAGAGTATCAATTTAATGCTTTGGTTTCAGAATGGACACCTCTAAATGGTGCTGTAGGCGAACTAGCCACTGCATCAGTTACATGGCCAATCACAGGAGTCATCACTAAGGATGTAACTCCTTAATCATGGCAAAATTAGTCTTAACAAACGCATATGTAACAATAGCAGGAAATGATTTGAGTGATCATATCGCTTCAGTCTCTCTTGCAACGCAATATGATCTTGTTGAGACCACGCAATTTGGAGATACATCAAAGCGTATGGTTGCTGGCCTTGCTGCTAACACTGTAACTTTTTTGTTTCACCAAGATTTTCAGGCAGGCTCAGTAGAGTCAGTAATTTATCCTCTACTGGGCACTGCCACTGCGTGTAAGATACAACCAATAGATGCTAATGGTATAGCCTCAGCATCAAATCCAACATATGAATTTCAAGTACTGATTTCAGAGTGGACACCACTAAATGGAGCAGTAGGAGAACTAACAACAGCAAGCGTGACTTGGCCAATTACTGGCGATATCACAAAAACAACATAACCTAGATAAGGGGCATAAAATGGACGGACTACAAATAAAGATAAAAACTAATGATGGTCAAGAGGGTACATATTCTCTAAGACCAAGATCAATAGTTCAGTTTGAGCAAAAGTTTGGCAAAGGATTTGCAAAACTACTCAGCGAAGATCAAAAACTTGAACACATCTACTTCCTTGCGTGGAGTGCATTAAAAGATGGTGGAAAAGTTGTAAAGCCATGGGGCGACGCTTTCCTTGACACTTTAGATAGTGTGGAGTTAATAGTAGACCCAAATTTAGAATCCACAGAGACAGCCTAACATATTCGTTAGCAATGATTTCTGTGGAGACAGGTTTATCTCCAACTGACTTAATGGATGCTCCAGATGGTGTCCTTGAGGCAATTGTTATTTATCTTAAAGAAAAAAATAAGAAGGCTGGTGCGTAATGGCAAAGAGTGCAATAGTGTTAACTGGAATAAAGGAAACACGAAAAGCCCTTGAGTCATTTGACAAGCAGGCTCTGCGTAAGTTTGATAAGGTTATTAATACTGAACTTAATAATGCTAAAAAGGACGCACGAAACCTTGTCAGTGGTACTCCACCATTAAGTGGATGGAGTACTACAGCACCTGCTAAGCCTCGTTCTCGTGGTGGTGCTGGTTGGCCAGCATGGGATCAAAGTATTATTAAAACAGGAATTGTTTCATCAAAGGCTGAAAGAAAAGTTCGTAAAGACTATACAACATCTGCAGGAGCATTGATAAATAAATCAGCAGCAGGTGTAATATTTGAATTATCAGGCAGAAGTAATAAAGGTGCTGGGAAGAACAAGTTTATTAGCAATTTAGAAAAGAAAGAAAGTCAGGCTTCACGCTTAGTCTGGAAAGTTGTTGATAAAGATAAAGATAAAATTGAAAGAAATGTTGAGATAGCACTTAATGAGGCTAAAGCGACACTACAAAAAAATTTAGAAAAGGAGAGAGCATAATATGTCAACGGGTGCAGTAGTTGCCAGAATCCTCACTCAGTATTCTGATAAAGGTAGTAAGCAGGCTCAAAAAGATATTGCTAAACTTGGTAAACAAATTGATGCTTTTGGTAAGAAGGCAGCAAAATCTTTTAAACTAGCAGTAGTAGCAACGGCTGCTCTATCAGTTAAAATTGGTAAAGATGCAGTCGCAGCAGCAATAGAAGACTCAAGATCTCAAATTGTTCTTGCAAATGCAATGGCTAACACTACTGGTGCTACTAAAGAAGCAATTGCTGCAGCAGAAGGCTATATATCTAAAACTCAGTTCCGTGTAAATGTTGCTGATGACCAGTTAAGACAGAGTTTGGCATCACTATATATTGCCACTGGAGATTTGACTGAAGCAGAAAGATTGCAAGGAATTGCACTTGATGTTTCTGCAGCAAGCGGAAAAGATTTATTTTCTGTAACAGCAGCAATTACCAAGGCACAACAAGGAAATGTTACAATATTAAAGAAGTTGTCACCAGAATTATCTGGCCTTATTGGTAAAACAACTAAGGCTGAGCAAGTATTTGCTCTTCTTGAAGACACTTATGGAGGTACAGCACAAGCACTTGCTGATACTGATCCACTAACAAAATTAAAATTAGCCTATGGAGATGTTCTTGAAACACTTGGCTATGAACTTTTACCAGTAGTTAAAGAGTTTGCAAAATATATAGTAGATATTGTTGTTCCAGCAATTGAAGAATGGCTAAAAGCAAATGGATCAACTTTACGAGATGGTTTAAAAGCAGTAATTGATATTGTTCTTAATTTTACAAAAACACTTGGAGACTTAGCAGCATTTTATGCAAAATGGGAATGGGTCATTAAAGTTGCATTTGCCTTTTTAGCACTTGGTAGAGCATTAAAATTAATCAATTATGTTGCTCGTCCACTTTCAGGAATATTTAAGGCACTTGAGTCAACTGGTGGAGGCGTAGCAGGAGCATTTAAAAAACTAGGAGAAATATTTGCAAGAGTGTTTCTTAAATTTACATCTGTAGCAGGCAGTAAAGAATTTGCTGGTATATATAAAGTATTTGAAAGACTTGCAAAAGTAATTGGAACTCTTGCTGGAGGATTTATTCTTCTAGGTACAGCAGGAATTGCTGCAAGTAATGGATTAAAAGATCTTTTTGGTATTGATGCTTGGCCGTGGGAAAAGAATGTTAAAAATGCAGTTGATTATGTATCAACTCTAACTGAAAAAACCTATGGTGGAGCAGCAGCAGAAAAATATTTAGGTGAAAAGGCTGCAGCAAGAGCAAAAAGACAAGCAGCAGCAAGAGCAGCAGCAGCAGCCGCAGCAGCAAAAGAAGCAGCAGCAACTGCAAAGCAAGCAGCAGCAGAAGCACTTAGAGCAAAAGTATTAGCACAAATTGCAAAGTTTGGAGTTAAGCCTGGTACTGGTAAAGCCAACATTAAAGGTGTAACACCACTAAGTACTCTTGATCCTGCTGCACAAGAAGCAATTCAATTTGAAGCAGTTCGTCTTAATTTAATTAAGCAAGCAAATATTGCTGAGCAGGCTCGTTGGGCTGCAATTATGAAGGGCTATGAAGCATTAACTGAATCTAATAAAGCCCTTGCTCGTTACAATGATTTACTTGCAGCGTTAGCAGATAAAGAAATATCATCTGAAGAATTAACTATACTTGCTAAAAAGTGGGGCATGACAAAAGAAGCAGCAATGTCATACATACAGACATTGATAGCAGTATCAGATGGAAAGATTTCAGATGATGAAATTGTAAATCTTGCTAAAGCATGGGGAAGCACTAAAGAGCAGGCTTCAAGATATCTTGATTTCTTTAATGCTCTTAATGATGGCTACCTAAGCAATGCAGAAATTGAAAAACTTAAAACAACTTGGGGACTCAGTTCTAAGGAAGTTCAAGTTTATGCTGACCTTATTACAAAGGCTAGCGATTATGTCCTTAGCGATAAGGAAATTGAAGATTTAAAGAAAAATTGGGGACTAACAACAGATGAAGTTGTTGCCTATATTAGAAAACTTGGACAGCCAGTAACATTCTCAGGAACATTAATTGATCCTGCTACACAGGCTACCCTTGGTTGGAAGAGTGCATTAGATGCCCTTCTTGCTTATCAAGCAGCACTTGCAGGTAAGGGATATAGTGGTTCTTCAGGATCTTCAGGTTCTTCTAATGGATATGTATTTGATCCCGCAGCATCAGCAGATGCTAACAAAGAAGCAGCAGATGCGGCAGCAGCAGCAGCAGATGCAGCAGCAGCCGTGGCTGAAGCAAATAGTGCAGCAACAGCAGCAGCCTTAGCAGCAGCAGATGCTATTCTAGGAACAAACTCTGGAAACAACTATAGTGGTGATGACGGAATTGCAAGACGAGCAGCAGCAGCAGGATTAGCAACTAAGAATGCAGCAGAAACAGCAAGACTTGCAGCATTAGCAAAGCAAAGTGCACAAGCAGATGCTTATGCAGCAGGTATGGCAGCCAAGTATGGTGGATTTGTAGGATCTTCTACTTTAAACAATGCATCAGGAATAGGAACTTCAAATTCCAGTTCTCCAGTTGTAGTTAATTTAACAGTTAATGGCTCAGTAACTACTGAAAATGACTTAGTTGCAACAGTCAGACAAGGACTATTGCGTGGTCAGTATAATGGTCAAAGCCTAACACTAGAGGCAGTTTAATATGTCGTTTCCAGTAGTTAATGTAGAAATTGATTTTAGCAATGGTGCTTCGTTTGCATATCCTCTTTTGCTTAATAATGTATCGTATGGTATTTTAGATACAAATACATTAGGAGATGCTCCTGCTGATATTGTAAATATTACAGACCAAGTAATGTCAGTATCTACTCGTAGAGGCCGTAATCGTATCCTTGCTAACTTTGAAGTTGGAACTGCGACGGTAACATTAAATGATCCTGATTCAAATTTTTCTCCTCAGAATACAACAGGACCGTATTATGGTAAATTATTACCATTACGCAAGATAAGAATATATGCAACAATGACTTATTTGGGAGATCCAATAGAAATTAATTTATTCTCTGGATACATAACATCATATGACACTAATTTTAATACTGCAACAAATGCAACTTCTACTGTTACATTACAATGTTCTGACGGATTCCGTCTTTTAAACAATGTTTCTACTGGAACGGATCCAATACCAGGAGCGACTGCTGGCCAATTATCTGGTGACAGAATAAATACAATTCTTGACTTTTCAGGATTTCCAAATTCTTTGAGGTCTATAGATAACGGAAATTCAACAATGCAAGTAGATCCTGGTGGACAAAGAAATGTTCTTCAGGCTATTCAGACCGTTGAACAATCAGAATTTGGTGCCTTTTTTATATCAAGAGCAGGAAAAGCAAGATTCTTGTCTCGTAACTATGTTTCAATACTAGCAGACGGAACCCCAAGATCCTATTCAGACACAAGTATTCCTGGAAGTTTAACATACTCAAACCTAGATTTTGCATTTGATGATCAACTTATCCTTAATGACATTACAGTTACAAGATATGATGATAACATTGGTCCTGATCCTGTGCCTCAAGAAGTTACTAGCCAAGCAAGTATTGATAAATTCTTTGCTAAATCAGGTCAAAGAACAGGAATTCTTGTTCAGACTGATGCAGAGGCATTAGATCAAGCACAGACACTTCTTGCTGCTCGTAAAAATGCAGATTTAAGAATTGACTCTATGTCATTAAATATGTATGCAACTGCTGACGATGAAACTTATGTTATTAACTTGTCTTCAGACATTTATTCTCTTGTAAATATCTCAAAACTAATGCCAGGTGGAAGTTATATTACAAAAGAGTTGTTTATTCAAGGAGTTCAACAAGATATTACTCCACTTACATGGACTATCAAACTATTGACTGCTGAACCCATAATTCAGGCTTTTATACTTGATTCAACAAATCAAGGTATACTTGGAAATACCGTTCCACAAAATACCAATGCACTATCATACTAAAGGAGAAAAATAATGCCATCAAACGCTGGTTATCACTTATTTCAAACGGGTGATGTCTTAACTGCAGCCCAGGTCCAATACAACCTGCAGAATCAATCAATTATGTACTTTGCAGATGCTGCTACAAGAGACGCAGACCTAACAGGTGTGCTTGCAGAAGGCATGTTCGCATACCTTGCTGACTCAAATGCCACAACTTTTTATGATGGTGCTGCATGGCAGACACTTTCAACTGGTGGAGATCTAACAGCCCTAACTGCTGGTGCTGGTATTACAATTACTAACCCTACTGGTCCCGTTCCAACAGTTGCTATTTCAACAGGAGCAACTCTTACTTCACCAAGGGAAACAATAACAATTTCAGGTACTGCAGCAACTGGAGCAATCAATATTGATACTCTTACATCTACTGTAAATATACGAACAGCAAATGCTACTGGTGCTTATACTCTTAATGTTCGTGGAGATGCATCAACCACTCTTAACTCATTAATGACTACTGGAGAGCAAATCTCAATAGTATTTGAGTCACCAAACGGTGTAACTCCTTACTACCCAACAACATTTTATGTTGATGGAAATGCTGTTACTCCTAAATGGCTAGGAGCAGTTCCTTCTTCAGGGAATGCCTCATCAACAGATGTTTATGTATATACAATTAGAAAAACTGGAGCAGCCACATTTACATGTGTTGCTTCACAAAATAAGTTTGTTTAATA